CGCCAAAAGATACTTTTATCACATTTCCGGTTTTATTCTTTACATAAACTGAAAATTTTTTTGGACCACCTGGAGTTCTGAATGGGGAATTTAAATTAACTTTTCGACCTCTATATTCAGCTTCAGACAAAAAGTTTCCATCTCGGAATGGTATGTCCAACCAAACTTCATCTCCATTGTAGTACGCTGTTTTTCCGATGTCGGTGTTCACTAACCATTCATCTTCTTCATTCAACTCTATCATATCCATACTATAGAGTTCTCGTACTTCATTTATCAAATGAAAATAGTTGTCAGAGTATGGTCTAAAAACGTTTTCTGACAAAGTTAGACGATTGTCTATGTGATGTTTTAAACTTTCTGAAATATTACAACTTTCCTTGAGTAACATAGGTCGTTGTGTTAGATCTTCACGTAAAATCTTTTTAATTACTTCTTTCATAATTTTTTTTTATAAATATAAATATTTATAAATAAAATTAAAATTATGATACTAAAATTAAATTCAAAAGGTGAAGATGTTAAAAAACTTCAAACTAAATTAGGTTTAACTCCTGATGGAATTTTTGGAGCAGGTACAGAGAAAAAAGTAAAAGAATGGCAATCAACAAACGGGCTGACCCCTGATGGTATTGTCGGTGATGGTACTTGGAGTAAAATGTTCCCAACAACATCAACCAAACCTGAAATTGTTAAAGAAGATGTTGTAATTACCAAAACTTCCAATTTCAAATTAGAAAAATTAAAAGGTCATATACCAGACTCTGTAATTGCACAAATTCCAGATACGGCTCAAAAATTTAATATAACAACACCTTTACGTCTTGCACATTTTTTAGCACAATGTGGCCATGAATCAGGTGGATTTAAACACATTCAAGAAAATTTAAACTATTCAGCCGACGGTCTAAAAAAGATTTTTCCAAAATATTTTCCAGGTAACTTAGCAGAATCCTACGCTAGAAATCCCGAAAAAATAGCATCGAAAGTGTATGGTGGAAGAATGGGTAATGGAGACGAAACAACAAAAGAAGGTTATAAATTCAGAGGTAGAGGATACATTCAATTAACAGGAAAACAAAACTATACAAATTTTGCAAAATTTATTGGTGAAGATACCGTTGCTAATCCTGATTTAGTTGCTAACAAATATCCTTTGGCTTCTGCGGCATTTTTCTTTGATTCTAACAAATTATGGGCTATTTGTGATAAAGGGGCTGACGACGCTACCGTTACTGCGGTAACAAAAAGAGTAAATGGGGGTGTTATTGGATTAAGTGATAGAATTAAACATTTCAAAGAATATTATTCATTGTTAAATTAATCTAATGATTCATCGGTATTATGGTTAGTCGGATTGAAATTTTAGGACGTTTCCCAACAAAAGAAAATCTATTTAGATTTATAAAAGCTTATTACAAAATGTTTTCTAAAAAATTAGAAATAACATTAAACAACTTTGATGAAGACCTTATAAATAGTTATGTAGGATCTTATTGGAAATTTTGGGCTTCATTAGCAAATTCTATTGGAATGAATAAAGATGATCCAAGACAATTTTTTTTAATTATGAATTGTATTGCTGAAAATATTGAAAATCTTGATAATGGTACCATTACATTGGACAATTTTGAGGTGCCCGGAATACAAAGGTTTGAATTAGAGGTGGTTGCTACTATATGGGAAAGTGAATTTGGTACATATGACATAGATTATGAGGGATATATGACTAAGGAACAGTTAGAAATTAACTATGATGAGTTAATCCCAGATTGGTCAAACCCGTTTTATTGGGATTATGAATATACGGATACTGAACAGGATGACTCTGACACTGATATACGAAGACTTAGAAAAATTAAATCTTTTCCAATATATGAATGAGTTTTTTAAAAACAAAGAAGATTGTTTTAATTATTTAAAATTTCTTTACGAAGAATTTTATAAAAATTATTCGGATGTTGAAATTAGCGAATCTGAAGTTAATCTTAATAATACGATTTACACAGATTTTTGGGCCGATTTTATAAACAACCCTAATGTTCCCAAATTTAGAGACTCAGAATCTTTCTTTTTCTTTTCTATGAATCTAGTTATAAAAAATTTTAGTAGTTTGAAAAGAGATTTATTAAGAGTTGACAATATGGATATACCAGAAAAAAAAAGTTTTAGGATGGTTTTTTCATTTAGAGAAAGTAAAAAAAGAAGAGGTGACTATGAAGTAGATATTGAGGGAGTATTCACAGAAAAACAATTAAAAGAAAATCTCAATGAATTAGCGGAGGATTGGAGTGCTTGGTATGAGTTTTCACCTGATTTCGAAACTATAGATAGTGAATTTGATCGTGTAGAGCTTGATGACATTAGGGAACAATAATATACTTGATACTTGATCAATCTTTCTCAAAAGATTTCGATAGTGCCTGTCTTAATGCCGAGCTAAATTCAGTTCGTTCGAACGGTAATTTATCATCTTGAAGTTGTAATATAGTAGAAGAAACTGAGGTTTTGTTAGTTCCCTCCCCAATATATTCTTTACCATCCATCGTGATTTTGGTTTTAACAATTGTTTTTTTCTGTTTAAACTCAAATGGTCCTACTCTTATCCCCTTTGTCGGAGCTTCTATAGACAAAATTTCTACAGTGACAGGTCTCCCGTTTTCACATAGACTATAATTTTCATTTACAAGTTCTGTTACAATTTGTTTTGCTCCATAAGTTAATTTTGTATCAGGAACTCCGTTCATATGTGCAAAAGTTATTACACTTGATATAAAATAACACACTAATGTATCCATAATTAATAATTTAAATTTGATTGATTGGTAAAACCAGGAGAAAGAATATAAAGATTAGTAATACCACCTGAACTTGGTGTAAATGTGTAAGTATTTTGTACTCCAGGAATAGATGTTCTTAAATCTGCAGATCCTGTATTCAAACTATCCCATTGTGATTCTGTAAACAACAAAGTTCTTTTTGTATAATTTAATCCGTTTATTCTTTTTGATATAGTATAAATATCATTTATTGTAATAAGATTATCACCACTAACCTCATATTTGTGATAATGATATGATTTAATTGGTGTTCTTTGTAAAACAATATCGTCAATTCCTACAAAATCAACAGAGGATAAGTTTGACGTTGTGGTTGGTATAACAACTTCAATATACCATTCATCCCCATTTGATACTGATTGTGAAAATGAATATTGTCCCGAAGTATTTGTTGTAGATGTAGTTTGTTGAGTCCAAGGAGTAAAAGTAGATGCTAAAATACCTAATTCCGATGTTTGTAGAGAATGTATAGATTGTCCTGGCCTTCTCCAAACTACAGTTAACCCATCACCACCACCATATTCTTGCATTCTTGCTCTGAACGTATATTGAGTCCCTGCGACTAAATTTATATTTCCATAAATTGGTCCACTCATTCCGTGTCCACCATAATAACTAACCACAAATGTTCCACCAATAAATAAATCACTACCATCATCAGAATTTATTCCAAAAGAATAGGTCCCAGTTACAACAGGTATAAAAGTTCCTGTAACTTCAACTGAATAGTATTCTCCATTATTTGGAACTGTCGCTCCAGCATTTCTAATTGTTGTATATGTTGTAAAATTTAAACATGTAGTTGTTGATAATGTTCCTGACCATCTAAGTTGTGTATTTGAAAACGAAGTATTAAACAATCTATCAAATTCTAGTGTATTGGTTGGATATTGACCATATTGGGACGTACTACCATTTCCATTATGTGTTGAAAATATCTTAACATTAAGATTATTTGATAATGTGTTTATTGTCCCTCGTTTATACAATTTAGATGTTATATTTGGAACAGGAATATCATTTTCAGTTCTAATTGAACCTGAATGTGTAAATGTCTGTCCAAATATTGATATGGGTAATAATAAAAATAGTATTAATTTTTTCACAACAAAATTTTTGTTCCGGTTAAAACTTGCCAATTTTGAAAACTTTGATTCAGTTGGTATACACCTGAAAAACTAACAGTCCATTTAAATTTATCTGTAACTTTAAAATCTGTATTTACCATAGGTATAATCAAAAATCCACTTTTATACCACTGACCAGCATAAAAGAAAATATATGGAGAATATACACCTAACCCTAAAAAATTCAACCCTATTGATTTACCCCCTTTAAAGTTGGTAAATCCCCCACCTAT